ATCTTGGCACTCGGTGCGTTTGTTGACTCAACCCAGAAACCGATCCTGACAGAGGTCTATCTTGGCTAGCGTACCGACGTACCGTGGTGCGGATAAGATGATTCGGAATCTGGAAAAGCTCATTAAATTTTCGCCGAATGAGTTCGCTCGCGCGCTTGCGCAAGAAGTTGAGGAGGTCGAAGTTCCGGAATGTCAACGTGTGTGCCCGAAGTTGAGCGGAGACCTGGCCAATGGAATCCATATGGAAGGTCCGCAACGAAATGGACGGCATATTGTGTGCTCGATCGTTACAAGCCAAGCACAAGACGAATATGCGTTGATCATCCACGAGGATCCCGATTTGCAGCATACAAACGGAGAATGGAAGTACATCGAGAACCCGTTGAAAGATAGCGCACCGCACATGAAGGATCGGATCGCCGCACGTATTGATTTGAACAAGGCGTTGTAACTATGGCACTATCAACATTCACAGCCGATCTCGTGGTTCTGCTCCAAGATGCGGGATTGGGCACGTACGGTCTCGAGATCTTCAAGGGTCAGAAGGCGATCATCCCGGCGGGTTCGGGACCGTATACTTCAATCATCGCAACCGGAGGGGAGGGTGAATCAGGAACGCACAACCTATCCAGAACTGCTATAGCGTACGAACGTCCGTCCGCACAAATCGTCTGCCGTGCCGCAAAATACGAAGACGCAGAAACAGCAATACAGACCGCGTATTCGGCGTTGAATTTCGTAGATAAATTTGTGAATGGCACATGGTGGCGGAAATGCCGTCCGAAGCAGGAAGTGATGGAGCTACCGTTGGACGACAAAGCTCGAGTCCGACTGGTATTCAACATCGAAAGCGAGAAACGTGTATCACCAGCAACTAGCTAACAAGGAGTTCTAGCCATGGCAGCGACTGTTACGTCTAACATTCTGTTTCAGTTTCGGTCAATCCTTGCCAATACGGTTGGATTGGCCTCCGCGCAAGCATCCGTCGAAACGGGTGTCACAGCTGCGGTACCATCGGGTACCGGTGCGAATCAAGCAGATCGCATCTATACCGACGCAGCCAAGTCGATCTCCGGTGCGTTTGACTACGATCTGTCTGGTGCGTTGCTTGATGCACTCGGTGGTGCGTTCGTCCTCGCACGAGTCAAGGCCATTTTGCTGATCGCGGCAGCGGCGAATCCAGGCAACGTCATCATCGGAAACGATGCGGCATCGCCTGCGCTTGGATTCGGTGCCATCACACACACCTGGGCGGTGAAACCTGGTGGCATTTTCTTCGTATATGCGCCGGACGCGGTCGGCTGGGCAATCACCGCAGGCACCGCGGATATCCTCCAGGTCACACCGTCGGCGGGTACGTGCATCTTCGATCTCGCGATTCTCGGCTCCAGCGTGTAAGGATTCGGTTCATCCGTCTAAGGAGAAACGTTCATGTCAAACGCTGTAACAACTACTGGGATCCTCATCAAGCGGGCACCGTTTGCGACACCGACCGCATTCGTGACCGTTGCTGAGTTGACGGAAATCGATCCAGGGGGAATGAGTCGGAACAAGATCGAGACATCGACGCACAACGACGGTTCGGAGAGCCATGTGCTCGGTATCTTGCGGCAGATGGATCCGACGATGAAGATCAACTACGTGGCATCGGAGGCCACGCATATCCTCATTCTGGCGGACATCACGAGCAACGTGAAGAACGCATGGCAGATTCTATTTCCGTCTGGAAAGACACGAACTGGGTTTGCCTATATTCAGCAGTTCAAGTTCGATCCCGCCCCAGTGGACGGGAAACAGGGTGCGTCGTTGGCGCTCACATGGGCCGGCGTCGTTACAGAAGCGTAATTCGTAAATCAACAAGGAGTCACCACCATGACACTTCTCTCAGCAACGAGCGTATTAGATGCACCAGACCTCAAAGAGGAGATCGTTGAAATCCCGGAGTGGCCGGCTGACGGCGCTCCGGGAAAACTTCGTCTCCTTGAAATGGATGCGGAACGAACGCAGTTATTCACCACGGCGATGGAAACCCATGGAGTTGATGGGATGTCCGTCATCCTGATCTTCTGTGCAGTGAATGAGGACGGTGCGCTCCTCTTCACCATGGATGATCTCGCACGTATGCGGAAGAAGAACTTCCGAGTGTTGGATCGGTTGCAACGCATCTGTCTTAGACTGAATGGGATGGGTGCGGAAGGTCGGGCGATACTAAAAAACGCCTAGTGCGGGGCGGTCGTCGCCGCTTCGCCTATCGACTCGCTAGGGCACTCGGTATCGTACACGTCGATCGGATGCTCCGTGAGATGTCGTCGACTCAATTTGAGGAATGGCGAATGTTCGAAGAACTTGAACCTTTCCCAGATGAGCGGGCGGATTGGAACGCGGCGCATATCGTGCAAGCATTAATGCGAACTGGTAAGCAATTGCGTGAGTTCATGCTTCCGTTTGGTGATTACGATTCTGTATCGATACCGATAGCTCAACCGGTGGAGTTTCAGGAACGAGTCATCGATGATTGGATTTTCGTGAACAACGCGATCTTCGCGGCGAAGGCAGGTCGAAATTGACAGATATCGGCGTTGTCAAAGGTTTAATCGATCTTCAGGACGACTTTACCAGCAAGCTGGGGTTGGCCAAAGCCGCGCTCAGTAATTTCTCAGAAGAAACTCAACAAAGTCTCATAGCAACGGCTGGGGCTGTGGGATTGGCCACTGCAGCTATTGGTGCGGTTACTGCTGCAGTAATCGCACTCGGTAATCGCGGTGCTGATATTGCGGACGTTGATGCGACTCTCGAGCATTTTGCAGGTAGTGCCGAGGGCGCCAGTGAGATCATGGAGAAGTTGCGTACTGGTACGAAAGGTACGATCGACAACTTCATGTTGGCCAAGGATGCCGCACGGTTGTTGTCGGCGGGGGTGAAGCTTACCGCCCAAGATTTCGGTGTGCTCGGTGAAGCTGCGTTCGTACTTCAGAATAGGGGGTTAGGTACAACACAAGAGATGTTGGATCTGGTATCCAACGCTATGGTCACGGGTCGTACACGTGCGTTGGCCATGGCTACCGGAGTGGTCGACGTCGGTGACGCTGAAGACAACTTCGCCAAGTCGCTGGGTACCACCGCTGAGAAATTGTCGATGACGGGAAAGGCGGAAGCGCATCGTATTGCCGTGCTCGATATCTTGAATCGTGCGGTCAGAGATGCCGGGCAGCAAGAGCGTGACTTTGGGGAACAACTTGACGCGAGCCGGGTTGTTGTTGAGAATTGGATTGATGATCTGGCGAAATCCATTGCTCAATCGTCCGTGTTCGCCGCCGGTATGAAAGAAGCCGGTGTAGCGGTTATGGATGCGTTTGGAGGTGACAGCGAGGATTCGATCAAGAATATCGTTCATGCAGTGGAGCAGGCAGCGATCGTTGCGATCGATTTCGGTATCGGTGCCGTAGAAACGGCGCGAATAGTCCATGTCGCGTGGTCGGTCATTAAGACGGCAGTACTCGCAGTTGAAGGTGCGATTTCAAATGTCATCGGACTGCTCGGATCTGCTGGTCTGAAAGCCGCAGAAGCGGCGGAGATGATGGGAGTCGGATCCGCTGAGACCACCGCCATGTGGCGGGGGTTCCGTGATGCGATCGAAGAAACCACTGCTGGGTTAGTTGCCGAAACACAAGAAGCTGCGAAAGGAGTCACCGGACATTCTGAATTCGATAAGACGCTTGACAAACTTGGCGGAACATTGTTCCGTGTCAAAGATGCGATGGAAGCCGCAGCCAGCGCTACCGACAAGGATTCGGAGGCTACTCGGATTCTCGATACCAATACAAAGAAGCTTGCCGCAGCGCACAAAGAAGTCGAAAAGAGTATGTTGGATCGCGGCAAGATTGCGGATGAACTTGCGAAGATCGAGAAGAAAAGTTTGGAAGAAACCGCTAAGCTGTGGGCGGAGTACGCGTCGATCGTAGTTAAGAATACCGGTACTGCTCGAGACGCAGCCAAAGCGGAAGTCGAACAACGATTCAATACAGCAGTAGCTGCACTCGAGAAACTCGATCCGAAGTATAAGGAGCATTATGCGGCATTGCGTGCGGTAGCCGACGAAACCTTGAAAGGCCTCGCAGCGAACTGGGCATCCGTGTCGAGTACGTCCATTGAAGGGATGCGGCAGGAAGCCGAAGCGGCGCGAGAAACGTACAATCAAATGCAAACTGGGTCGTTGCATTTCACCCGTGAAGCACTTGATGCTCAACTCCAGAAGACAAGGGATCTGGAAGATGCGGCACGTGGGATGGGAAAGTCCTACAAAGACGCATTCGATCAAGCGGCTGCGGCAGCGAAAGAGTTAGCCGATGCGCAGGCAGCTGCGGCGAAAGCGGAGAAGGAGCGTAAGGAAGCGAATATGGCGATGGGTGGCTCATTTGAAGTTACCCGCGAAAATTTTGCTGCGTCCGCACGTGGGATGGGTGCGGATCCTGGATTGGTCGAGAACTTCCTGAAGAAGGGGTACTCCTTCCAGCAAGCGATGCTGTGGTCCAAGCATCCGGAATGGCCACCACCACCGAGTCCTGGACCCCGAGTGGCAGGATTCGCCGAGGGCGGTACGATCATGGTAGGTGAGAATGGTCCGGAAGTCATACGTGCGCCACTTGGCTCGCAAGTATTCCCGACCGGCACAGGGCCGGGAAATGGAGGTGACACGTTTAACGTCACCATCAATGTCAACGGCACCGAACGAGAGGTGGCTCAAAAAGTCGGTCGCGAGTTCATGCGCCAATTGAAAATGCGTCGCCAGTTCGGTGCCGCCTAAGGAGATAGTATGCTGTACGGACGTTCTTTCTTTGAAACACTTATCAGCGCACAGGTCGACGGTATTGCGAATACCGCCGGCACCGCTGCGTCCGCGATTCCGGCGTCGGCGAAATTTACATTGCCGGCGAACACGTGCCAGATCGGTTCGGTCTTCAAGATCGAAGCAAGTGGAAAGATGTCATCGGTCATCACCACACCAGGAACGATGCGGTTTGATGTACGGTTCGGTACACCCATCGTGTTCGACGGACTCGCGGTATTGTTGGATACTGTCGCTGCGCATACGGCCGTAGGGTGGTGGCTCGAGATCATGTTGACGTGTCGTGCGATTGGCGCGACCGCATCGGCAAACTTTATTGGCCACGGGAAATTGACCTGTGAAGCTGTCAAAGGTTCCGGTACGATGCCACTGGGTTCGATGGTAGCGATGTTACCGTGGAACTCAACCCCAGCTGTTGGTACTGGGTTCGACAGCACGATCTCAAACGTTATCGATATGTTCTTCACTCAAACGGTTGCAACTGGGTCGATGACCTTGCAGCAGTACACGCTTTCGTTGATGAACTAACATGGCTGTCATTGTCAACCCACCGGTTGGTCCGGGACGATTTCGATCTCGGACTCTTGGCGACGATACATCGCCGAAGATTTATTCGGTCACTCCGAATTCGGATCGTGCCGCAGGTGGAGTAGCCGTTACAATAACCGGTACGAATTTCTTTTCAGACGCTATCGGAACGAAGCCGACAGTTACGATTGGAGGAGTTACAGCTACAAGTATTGTACTGGTCGACTCCGGTACAATCACATGCGTTGCACCAGCGCATGCGGTGGGGCTAGTCGATATCGTAGTTGTGAATCCAAACAGTCAATCGAGTCTGCTTGAAAATTCGTTTACGTATTACGATACGGTCATTTTCTTCGTGACACCGAATTACGGTCCTATTGCCGGTGGGACGTCAATTCAAGTTATCGGTGCGAATTTCAAACCCGCTCCAACAGTTACGATTGGAGGTGCCACTCCGCCTACGGTAAATCGGATTGACTCGCAGCATCTGTCGATCGTTACCCCATCACGTCCATTCGGCCCAGCCGATCTGGTGATTGACGGAGTAACACTTCGAGGCGCGTTCGTCTATACGTTGCTGACACGAGGAGAGGATCTTCGACGAAACCCGTCAATCCGTATCTCTGAAAGTATTAACGCGCCATCGACATGCGCATTTACAGTAGATGGCCGTAGCTCACCGCCGTCTGCTGGAGAAGAATTCGTATTCCGGGACGACGCCAGTAATGTACTCTTCGCGGGTGTTGTGCAGACGGTATCCCAACGATACGAAGAAGGTGGTGAGACCGATCAGCTTTTGTGGGACGTTACCTGTACGGACTACACTGCGTGGTTGAATCGTCGTCGTCCGGTAGGCGATTACACGATGGTGTCGGCGTCGGATATCGTGAAGGATCTCATGGCGAAGTTCGCTCCGTGGTGCACTGTGGCCCACGTCCAGAGCGGACTGAGTCAGCTCACGATGAGCTTTGACGGTGTACCTGACTTTGCTACCGTATTGACCGACATCGCCAGAGCCCTGGGCGGTGGGTATTGGCGAATCGATTACTCAAAGGATCTGCATTTCTTCCAGTCGAATCTGCGTGCCTCGAATACGAATGGATCTACGGCAGTACCGGTAGCGAGTCTTGGTGGTGGAGAAGTTATCCCTACGGCACCGGTGCTGGTTCAGAGTGCGAACTCAGGAACGTATCTTCCTGGGTACTATATGTTCAGTTGCGCGTTTCGATACTCTGACGGATCTGTATCCACTCCCGGTCCATTTTCGGATCTTGTGCTTTTAGACGGGCACCATCTGCCTACGTTGAGTAGCATTCCAACCGGAGCTGCGATAGGTTCACTTACAGTTACGGATCGCGTACTGTACTATACCTTCTTCGGTGCGTCGGGTGGCGTGCCGTTTACCGCAGGTATCCGTATTCATGACAACACCACTACTACAGTCACCGCTACTCCCGATGGGAATCAGAGTGCCGCAAATCTATCTCTAGGAGATCTGAGTGGAGCGCCACGTATCCCTACGGTAGCACCACCCGCCGGTCCGGCGCGTGCTCCGGACGCTAGTCAGATCTCGGACATGACTGCACGCACAGCAATGGGTCAGATATTCCCCGACCTCTATGGACCGGGTGGTAGCAAGCCGACGTTCTCATTTCCTTCTGGGACGTGGGCATTCCAGATGACGGACCTATATGACGATGGGACCGAATCTCAACCCAGTCCTGCGTCGGGTCGTGCAAACTATGACGGATCGCATGCCGTTCGTTTCTCAACGAATAACTACGCAGGAGATGTGAATGGACGAAGTGTCATAGCCCGAAAGATCTATGGAAGTCGAGCAGCGAGACTCAATGATATTCCTGACTTCTCTGCAGGGACGACCTCGTTGTGGTTCGTTCATCCGGACAATGGAAACTCTACGATCACGATTGTTCCCGCAGTCAAGCAGGATAAGCTCAGTACCTCGATCAGTACAACGTCGAGTCAGCAACCTCCCGGGATCAACGATGGTGGTGTGCAACGTGATAACGTACCTGGACCGAATCCGGAGATACCGGATTACCCAGCTGACATTACGGATACGAGTACGACACTGTTGCGCGATCCGCAGATCACGTCCACGATAGACGTTACACAGCTACGTAACCGAGTCATCGTCTATGGTCAGGTAACTCTGGAAGCTCCGCATGTGGTAACACCACCACCCGCAGGAACTGGGAGTGGGGCGTATACTCAACCAGTGGTAGTTCCAACGGCGACGGTGAATCAATACGCGTTAGCTGGCGCAGGCTTTGCATGTGGATGGCTTGGGATCCCCATGGAGTACATTCGTAATCACCCACAATTCTACCCCTGGTCAGGTTACCCTTTGAACCAGCGATGGAATGTGATCATGAATACGGGACGGCCTGCTCTCGCGTCAGGAGAGAATCCGTTGCATGTATACATCAGAGACGAGTTGGGGATATCGGATGAGTACTGCACGGATCATCCGTACACTGTATTCATGGATTTGTCGGAAGGTTACTACGACGTTGCCGCTCCGCCCACGATAGTTCCAACTACGACCACGCAGGACATCATACGTGAAACCGATATCCCTGGGCAGCCGACGATCATCCGCACGCGATATCAGATCGACGATCTCGACTCACAACGATACATGGGCGGTATTGAACTCGACGCGGCTGGTAATCCGACGGATGGGATTCACGAATACGCTGTGAACACGTCGTTGGCTACTGCGGAGGAATGCATCGCATTTGGCAAAGCCCAGCTGGCGCAATTTGCATGGCCATTGATTCAGGTTCACTACGCCACCAGAGATCCGAAGTCTCATCCCGGACGCGTAGTGCATATCGACCTTTCTAACCCTCCTCTGAATGGAAATTTTCTGATTCTAGCTACGGAGATCGATCAGATTAAGGAAGAAGCTGAGACCACCACTCTCCTTACTCCCAGATACGTTGTTACGGCAGCGGATCCGGTGAAGTTTAATCTCGACGATCTCTTGTTGCTGATCGGTCAAGCTGGCGAGAACATCGGACTCATGATGGGTGGAAGTCCACTGGATCAGGACGCCGCATTAATGGCCGCACGACTGGCGATACCGCCTGCTGCGTCACAGACGTTGTTGGAAACTGCGTGGGTTATTTTCGATGAAGCGGCTATTATAGCGGGCACTATGAGGCAGGCGGTAGCTGGCCTTGCCGGCTATCTCATTGTTCCCGTAGCTATGATTTTCTCGGATGACTTTTCCACGGTTGCCGGTGGATGGAATACGTCGCGAAATGCCATTTGTCGATATGCGAGCGGTTCTGCGGTTGACCTCATCCCTTCCGCGAATACGTTCTTTCAGAACGGCGCAACTAAAAATAGTGGGTGGGTGATTAGTGGATCGATCGTCCCACTTGGTACGAGTAATCAAGTGGGCATCGGAGTAAACGTTGGACCGAGCGGAACGAATATTCTGCTTGCAGTACCACCCAGTGGTTACACAGCAAAGATCAAGTTGCTGTATTACCTATCGGCACAATGAAAAGGAGGATCAATCAGAAGTGGGAAGCTAACCGTGAAGGGGCATGCAGTGGAGATACCGATTCACATTCACATTCACATT